TCGTCCTCTTTTTCCCCAAAAATGGTCGAGACGGTTCACATAGGCCCTATGACCCGCGGTATTCAGGCAGGCTAGACGGTTGCTAACCGAAACTAAACAGGAGCTACGAGGGGCAACTCATCCACGGCTTAACACGCCCTGGCTTAATACAAAATCCCGCGTAGATGAGATTGTGGCGCTAGCTGAGGCGATAGACCAGCCTCTACTCGAATGGCAAAGACTGATCCTTACAGATATGTGCGCCGTGGACGATGAAAATATGTTTATAAAAAAGTCTGCGTTATTCGTATGTGCAAGACAGTCAGGTAAGTCTCATATGATGCGTATGAGGGTACTCGCAGGTTTATTTTGCTTTGGGGAGCGCAATATCCTCATTATGTCCTCTCAAAGACAGATGGCCTCTAAGTCTTTAGAGATAATGGCAGGCATCATTGAACGTACGCCACACCTGCTAGCCCAGGTTAAAGGTGGCAATATAGACAAGGCTTATAAGCGCACTAACGGTAATGAGCGCATCATCCTAGAAAATGGAGCTGAGGTAAAAGTGGTCGCAGCTACTACTGACTCAGCCCGTGGACTAAGCGCCGATATGGTGTGGGTAGATGAGCTACGCGAGTGCGGAGTAGAGGCCCTAGATGCTGTAAAGTCAACTACGCTTACACGTCCTAATAGCCAGCGTTTTTACACTAGCAACGCGGGCCATAAGGAGAGCGTGGTACTTAACGAGATGCGCGAGCGCTCGCTCAGCAAGCCGCCTAAATCGGTTGGTTACTATGAATACAGCGCACCCGATAACTGCGACATATGGGATCGTGCCAACTGGGCTATGGCAAACCCGTCTTTAGGCACTCTTATTACAGAGGAGGCCATAGAGGAGATTATTGCTACCTCAACTCACGCCGCTGTAATGACCGAAACGTTGTGTAAATGGATTGGCACCGATAGTAGCCCTTGGACACCAGGTAGCTGGGAGGAGTGCGCCGATACGTCTCTTATTATGGCCCCAGGTATGTACACAATGTTCGCCTTTGATATTGAGCCACACGCAGGCAGACACGCATCACTCGTTGCAGGTGCGGTATTGCCTGACGGCAAAATTGGCCTTAGCCTTGTTAAAACCTGGGAGTCTGACCGAGCTATTGACCAGTTAAAAATAGCAGCTGACATAAAAGCCTACTGCGATGAGTGGCTACCCAAGCTAGTGCTGTTCGATAAGTTTACAGGCCAGCATATTGCCGACAGGCTCTTTAATGCTGGAGTTAAAGTCGAGGACTGCAGCGGAACCCAGTTTTACAATGCGTGTTCAATTTTTAAGGATGCAATAGATAACCGTAGGGTCGTTCACGGTGACCAGCCCGCCCTCAATGTAGCTATGGACTCAGTAGCAGCTAAAAGTAATGACTCGGCCTGGAGAGTAGTGCGCAAAAAGTCAAGCGGATCCGTGGCAGCCGTAATCGGTATGGCGATGCTGGCGCTGCATCTTGATAAGCCAATATCTGAGGCTAAAGTTTACGTTTAGACACGCCGAGGGTGTGTATAACTTTACACCTGTGGATAACCTATAATCCGCCCTATGGGTCTATTGCAAACTTTTGGTTTATCTAAAAAAGATGTTACCGCCCAGCTAGCCCCTGCCGTTATGTCACAAGGTTACGGCGCTGGCGTTTATAGCTACGGCGGCCTTTATGCAACTGGCAACGGTGCCCCGTTTATGGATCGCTTTACAGCTTTGCAAGTACCAGCTGTATCTCGTTGCCGTAACTTAATTGCAGGCGTTATATCAAGTATTGATTTAGAGCTATACAAAAAATCTACAGGCGCAAAAATGGAAAGCCCACTATGGCTTGACCAACCCGATATGCGCCAGCCACGTAGCGTAACTATTGCTTATACCGTTGACTCATTACTATTTTACGGCGTTGCATATTGGCGCGTTACATCTTTGTACGCCGATGACGGGCGCCCTAGTGGTTTTGAGTGGGTAGCTAATACTCGCGTTACAGTTACTACTGACCAATACGGTGATCAGGTTGATTACTACAGCGTTAACGGTGTACGTGCGCCAATGTCAGGTATTGGCAGCCTTGTTACTTTTCAATCTTTGTTACCTGGCGTATTAGAGACAGGCGCTCGCACAATACAGAGCGCAATAGATATACAAAAGGCCGCAGCTGTTGCAGCATCTACACCAATGCCTACAGGATTTATTAAAAATAATGGCGCAGATTTACCTGAGGCACAGATTAGCGGTTTGCTAGCTGCGTGGAAGGCTGCACGTGCATCACGCAGTACAGCATATTTAACTAGCACTTTAGATTATCAGCAGGTTGGTTTTAGTCCTAAGGATATGACCTATAACGAGAGTAGCCAATACCTTGCTACAGAGATAGCGCGTTTAATGAACGTGCCTGCATATTACATAAGTGCAGATATGAATAACTCAATGACTTACCAAAATATCTTGGACGGGCGCAAGGAGTTTGTAGCATATTCTCTACAGCCGTTTATTAGCGCTATTGAAAACCGTTTGTCTATGGACGATATTACGGCGCACGGTAACGTAGTGCGCTTTGCACTAGATGAGACTTTCTTACGTGCCGATACTGCAGCGCGTTTAGATGCAATAGAAAAGATGCTTAATTTAGGTTTGATAGATTTAGAGCAAGCGCAAAGTATGGAACAGCTAAGCCCTAGTGGCCTTAATGAAGGGAACGAAATCCGTGATCTTAACGTTTAGTGGCAATATCGAGGCAGTAGATAGCGGCGAGCGCCGTATGATTTCAGGCAAAATTGCACCTTATGGCGAGGTAGGTTATACAAGCGCGGGCAAAGTAGTTTTTGCTGAGGGTTCAATTAGCGCAGCTGAGCCAAGTAAAGTAAAACTTTTAATGGCACACGATAACTCAGCCGTGGTAGGGCGTATGCAAAGTATGACCTCAGCTAAAGACGGCCTTTATGCAAGCTTTAAGGTAAGTGCATCCTCACGTGGATCAGATGCGATTTTGCTAGCCCAGGAACAACTTATGGACGGCTTATCCGTTGGTGTGGAAGTTACCGCATCAAAGCCCCAAAAGGATTATCTCCTGGTCACCGCTGCTACCTTACGCGAGGTATCACTCGTAGAGAGCGCTGCCTTTGCAAGCGCTGCGGTGCAAAAAATTGCTGCAGCTGCAGGCGATATGCCAGTAGAGGCGGCAGAGTCCACAAGTACAAAAATTACGACAACTAACACCGTAATAAACTCAACCACAACCGAAACCGAAACCGAAAGCGAGGCCGCTGTGACTACAGCCCCCGATCAAAACGCACCTGAGGCAGTAGATGCCACAGAGCAGGCTGCACCTACAGTAGAGGCAGCTCGTAAAATCATCCTACCAAGCGCGCTTAATTCACAGCGCGTACGTACACCTATTACATCAATGGGTGCATACACAGAACACAAGATTAAAGCTGCACTAGGTAATGAAGATAGCAAGCTATACGTAACTGCAGCCGATGACGATTTCAGTACTAACCCTGCATTTTCTCCAACACAATACCTAAGCGAGTTCCCAACTAACACACGTTTTGGTACACCGTCTATTGATGCGTGTTCACGTGGCGTTTTGCCAGCTAGCGGTATGACTATCAACGTGCCTTCTCTTGTTACATCTGCAGGCGGTAAGTCAGGCGTTGCACCTGTTGTAACTGTTGAAGCCGAAGGCGGAGCAGTTGCTAACACAGGTATGGTTACTGAATACCTTTCAGGTACAGTATCTAAGTACTCAGGTATGAACACTATTAGCATCGAATTGCTAGAGCGCTCAGATCCTAATTTTTATGCTGAGCTAACAGCACAGCTACAAAATGCTTACCTAAAGACTCTTGATACAACAGTTAACGCTGCACTTATTACAGCCGGTACTGTTGCAACTACAGCACAAGCTGCTACATCTGCAGGCATTATTGGTTACGCATCTGAGGCCGCACGTCTTGTTTACGAGGCAACTGGCTACTATGCACAGAATTACATCGCAAACGGTAGCCAATGGCAATTATTGATGTCCG